AGTAATACTGGAAGTAATTCACAAATAATCAAATAATAAATATGGCAGAGTCTGGCATTAAAAGTTATTTCCCGAGTCAAACAGTTAGTGATGCTGAAAAGCTAAGCTATGATTATGGTTTGAGAGTAGGTAAAGCAATAGAGCAGGAGTGGTTTAATAACGATAGAAATAGTAATAGGTACACAACTAACCACAACAACTTTCATAAACTAAGATTATACGCTAGAGGCGAACAGTCTATTAAGAAATATAAGGATGAGTTATCTATAAACGGTGATTTGTCCTATCTTAATTTAGATTGGAAACCAGTTCCAATTATACCGAAATTTGTTGATATAGTTGTTAACGGGATAGCTGAAAGAACTTATGATATAAAAGCTTATTCTCAGGATCCGTATGGTGTCGCTAAGAGGACGGAATATATGGAATCTGTATTGGGTGATATGGACGCTAGAGAAGTAGCTGATTTCGCAATGGAAGCGTTTGGAATGAATTTGCTTGAAAATGATAAATCTTCTTTACCAGAATCAGAAGAAGAGTTACAACTACATATGCAAATGACATATAAGCAATCGGTTGAATTGGCTGAGGAACAGGCTTTGAACGTTTTGTTTGATGGCAATAATTATGAGTTAATTAAAAAAAGATTTTATTACGACCTTGCTGTTTTAGGTATAGGCGCCACGAAAACAAGTTATAACACTTCTGAAGGTGTGAAAATTGATTACGTTGATCCAGCAAATTTAGTTTACTCGCATACTGATTCCCCTTACTTTGAAGATATATATTATGTCGGTGAGGTAAAAACAATTCCAGTAAACGAATTAGCTAAACAATTCCCACATCTAACAGAGTCTGATCTTGAAGAGATAATGCAGAGCAAATCTAATAGCAGATCAAATTATAACTCTAGAAATTCAACGGAAAAACAAGATAACAATAGTATTCAAATCTTATACTTTAACTACAAAACCTACATGAATGAGGTATATAAGATGAAACAAACTGGTTCTGGCGCGGATAAGATCATACCTAAAGATGATTCGTTCAACCCACCAAAAGACAAGGAGGGTGGTTATGCTAAAATGTTAAGATCGATAGAGTGTCTTTATGAGGGTGCCATTGTGTTAGGTACAGAAAGATTGCTAAAATGGGAAATGGCTAGAAATATGATGCGTCCTAAAAGTGATTTTACTAAAGTTAAAATGAATTACTCTATTGTAGCCCCTAGAATGTATGATGGTAAAATAGAATCTTTAGTTAGTCGAATAACTGGTTTCGCCGATATGATCCAGTTAACACACTTAAAACTACAACAAGTGTTATCTAGAATGGTCCCAGATGGTGTTTACTTAGACGCTGATGGTTTGGCTGAAATAGATTTGGGTAACGGAACAAATTATAGCCCACAAGAAGCCCTAAACATGTTCTTCCAAACTGGTAGTGTTATAGGTAGATCATTTACTTCGGAGGGTGATATGAATCCAGGTAAGGTTCCAATTCAAGAAATTACATCTGGATCTGGTGGAAACAAAATGCAAGCTCTTATTGGTAATTACAACTACTACCTACAGATGATAAGAGATGTAACCGGTCTTAATGAAGCTAGAGACGGTGGTATGCCGGATAAAAACGCTTTAGTTGGAGTTCAAAAAATCGCTGCGGCAAATTCAAACGTTGCAACTAGACACATACTTCAAGCTGGTTTATTTTTAACAGCGCAAACAGCAGAATGCTTGTCTCTTAGAATATCTGATATTATAGAACATTCGCCTACAAAAGATGCTTTTATACAAGCGATAGGAGCTCACAACGTCGCTACACTAGAAGAAATGTCGGAATTACATCTGTATGACTTTGGTATATTTATTGAATTGATGCCTGACGAAGAGGAGAAAGCTATGTTGGAAAATAACATACAAATGGCCTTGCAACAAAAGAGCATTGAGCTTGAAGATGCTATTGACCTTAGAGACGTGCGTAACATAAAACTAGCAAACCAACTACTTAAACTACGTCGAAAAAAGAAAGAAGACAAGGATAGAAAGCTTCAAATGGAAAATATTCAAGCCCAAACAAAGTCTAACACAGAGTCAGCGAAGGCAGCTGCTCAGGCTGAGATTCAAAAAGAACAGGTGCTAGCGCAAACTAAAGGCCAATTAGAACAAATGAAATCTGGTTTAGAACTCCAAAAGTTAACTAAGGAAGCGGAGCTTAAGAAAGAACTCATGGCTTTAGAATTCCAATACAACATGCAACTTAAGGGAGTTGAGGTTGATGGGGTAAAGCAAAGAGAAAAGCAAAAAGAAGATCGTAAAGACGAAAGAACAAAGATACAAGCTACACAGCAATCAGAAATGATTGAACAAAGAAACAGTGGAAAACCACCTAAAAACTTTGAGTCCGCAGGTAATGATATACTAGGTGGAGGATTTGATTTAGGATCGTTTGACCCTAGTTAGAATTATTAATTATTATTATATTATATTATGGAAGAAGAAAACAAAGAAGTAGTCGAAGAGGTTACTCAAGATCAAACAGTAGAAACGGTTGATGAAAGTAAATTTAATAGCGCTGGAGACGACAGTGTTATAAAGATAGATTTAAGCAAGCCACCACCAATAGAAGAAAACGAAACTCAAGAAGATAATACTGATAACAGCGAGGTGGTTACAGAGCTTGAAAATACAGAATCCACACGGGGACAAGAAGAAATACACGCGGAAACCCAAACACAAGAGGTTCCAGCGTTAGAAGAGATTACCGAAGAACAACAAGAGCAAGTTGAAGAAATAGCTACAGAAGCGCAAGAGGCTATTCAAGAAAACTTAGAAACCGGTAAACCTTTACCAGAAAATATCCAAAAGTTAATGGACTTTATGGAAGATACTGGGGGAGATTTAAGTGATTATGTTAAGCTTAATCAAGATTATTCAGAGTTAGACGATCAAAGTCTATTACATGAGTATTATAAGCAAACAAAACCTCACTTAGACAATGAAGAAATTAGCTTCCTTATGGAAGACACGTTCTCTTACGACGAAGATATAGACGACGATAGAGATATACGTAGAAAGAAATTAGCGTTAAAAGAGCAAGTTGCCAACGCTAAAAGCCACTTAGACGGGCAAAAGTCTAAATACTATGAAGAAATTAAAATGGGTTCTAAGCTTACAAGTGAGCAACAGAAAGCAGTTAACTTCTTTAATAGGTACAACAAGGAAACAGAGGAGCTGAACAAATCTGCTGAATCAAATCGAAATAGTTTTATGAAAAAAACCAATGAGGTTTTTAACAACAAATTCAAAGGTTTTGAATATAATGTTGGGGATAAAAACTATAGATTTAATGTTAAAGATGTGGACAAAGTTAAATCTGAACAAAGTGATATTAATCAATTCATGACAAGGTTTGTTAATGAAGATTCCACTTTAAAGGATCCAAACGGATACCACAAGGCTTTATTTACAGCAGGCAATCCTGATGCTATAGCTAAACATTTTTACGAACAAGGCAAAGCGGATGCTATGAAAGATAGCATTGCAAAAGCTAAGAACGTGGACATGAACCCTAGACAGTCTCACAAAACAATAGAAACTGGTGGGTTAAAGTTTAAAGTATTAGGCGATGATTCTTCTGATTTTAAGTTTAAAATTAAAAATAGAAAATAAATTAACAATTAAAATTATTACAAAATGGCAATTACAAGTGCAGCGGCTGCGAATTTGACACCTTCACCGGTGAAAAAAGCGATAGCTAGCAATTACATGGACTTCGCTGGAGGTACTAATGGATGGGCAGATCAATATCTACCAGACGTTATGGCTAAAGAGGCAGAAGCTTATGGAAACAGAACGATGGCAGGATTCTTAAGACAAGTTGGTGCAGAAGAAGCAATGCAATCAGACCAAGTTATTTGGTCAGAACAAGGTAGATTACACTTAGCATACAAGGGCTACGTGGTACACGATGATAATACAGCTAACACAGTTGGTGGTGTATCAGCTACTAACGCGGGTGGTCAACTCGGTATTGATACTGATATTGATGGTAGAGCAATTTCTACTACTCACGGTATTAGAAAGAACGACATTTTATTAATCGCTGATGCTAACACTACAGCTACGGTACTAGTGGTAAGTGATCCTGTTGACGCGGCGTTTTTTGACGTAGTTCTTTATGATGCTGGAAATACTACAGCAACTTTAGCAAATGCAGGTTTCGCTCAAGGAACTGATGGTGATGCAAGTTTAACTATATTGGTTATTGGATCTGAATTTGGGAAAGGAGCAAGCGGTAGAACTGGACAAAACGAACCAGATCACAAAACTTATTCTAACAAGCCAATTATCTTAAAAGATAAATATGCTGTATCAGGTTCTGATACTGCTTCAATTGGTTGGGTAGAAGTTTCTAGTGAAGATGGTACTGGAGGTTACTTATGGTATGTTAAAGCTGAGGCTGAAACTAGAATGAGATTTAACGATTACTTAGAGATGTCAATGTTAGAAACAGTTCCAACTGATTCTGACGAATCTCTTGTTGATTCTTACTTTGGGTTTACAGGTGGTGCTGATGGTACTACTGGTCATCAAGGTTTATTCCACGCTATTGAAACTAGAGGTAATCAAACTTCTGGTGTTACTGGTGTTAACGCTGCTACTGATTTAGCTGAGTTCGATGCTATCTTAGCAGAACTTGACAAAAACGGTGGTATTGAAGAAAACATGATGTTCGTAAACAGAGCAACTGCTCTAGCAATGGATGACATGTTAGCTTCTATGAATTCTTACGGAGCTGGTGGTACTTCTTACGGAGTATTTGATAACTCTGAAGATATGGCTTTAAATTTAGGTTTCTCTGGTTTCAGAAGAGGTTCTTATGACTTCTACAAGTCTGACTGGAAATACTTAAACCAATTAGATGGTAGAGGTGGTATTAACGCTGCTAATACTGTTGGGGCGATTCGTGGGGTTATGGTACCAGCTGGTACATCTTCAGTTTATGACCAAATGTTAGGTAGAAACTTAACACGTCCATTCTTACACGTTAGATATAGAGCTTCTGAAACAGATAACCGTTACATGAAAACATGGGTTACTGGTTCTGTTGGAGCTGTTACTTCTGACTTAGATGCGATGGAGGTACATTACTTATCTGAAAGAGCATTAGTTACTCAAGGAGCGAACAATTTCTTCTTAATGAACTAATCATTATATTTTAAAAGATCGAGGCTTCGGCCTCGACCTTTTATTTTTATTAATTTTATTATATATTATATTATGGCAAAAAAACAAAAAACACAAAAGGTTGTTGAACCTTTAATAGAAAAAGACTTCGAAGAAGTTATGGTGGAAACTCCACCGGTTGTTGAGCAACCAAAAAAAGAAATAGTTGCAAAAACCGCATCTATAAAAGAAAACAAGTGGGAGATAAAAAATAGAACTTATCTTTTAAGGGGTAACAAAAAACCCTTAAGTAAAATGATAAAATCTGCAGGTGTTTATTATTTTGATGAAGAAGCGGGTTATGAAAGAGAGTTAAAGTATTGTGAAAACCAAAGAACATCATTTGTTGATGAAATGGTTGGTGATCAAAGACTTTCTCACATTATATTTAGAAATGGAGCTTTAGTTGTTCCTAAAAACAAAGTTGTTTTGCAGAAGTTCTTATCTTTATACCATCCACATAGAGATAAAGTTTTTTACGAGTTAAAACCTCAAGTAATAGCTCAAGATGAGTTGGTAGATATTAATCTAGAAGTAGATGCTTTAATAGCAGCTAGAAATATGGATATTGATATGGCAGAAGCAGTTATGCGTGCTGAGATCGGTTCTAAAGTATCTAAGATGAGTTCTAAAGAACTTAAAAGAGATTTACTTATATTTGCTAAGAAAAACCCAGCGTTACTCTTAGATTTAGCTAGTGACGCCGATGTTCAACTTAGGAACTTTGGTATTAAAGCAACTGAAATGGGAATATTAAAACTATCTCAAGATCAAAGAACTTTTTCATGGGGTTCTAATGATAGAAAGTTAATGAATGTTCCGTTTGATGAACATCCTTATTCGGCTTTAGCCGCTTGGTTTAAAACTGACGAAGGAATGGAGATTTACTCCAATATTGAAAAAAGATTAAATTAATCTAACTGTAGAGCGGTCGCCCTACGGGGCGATCGTAAACTACAAATCAAATTATATGGAAAATAAATCAAAGGGTTTAGGAGACTCAATAGAAAAGATTACAAAAGCAACGGGAATAAAAAAGGTTGTGGATACAGTTAGTAAGGTTGTCAAGAAAGACTGTGGATGTGGAAAAAGAAAGGATACTTTAAATAGATTGTTCCCTTATAATAAATAAAAAAAATTATGGTTAGTATAGATACGGTATATCAAAAAGTTTTAATGTTTGCTAACAAAGAGCAAAGAGGATATATCACACCTCAGGAATTTAATATGTTTGCTGACCATGCTCAAAAGGAAATATTTGAACAATATTTTTATGACTTAAACCAATTCTCTAGAGTTCCTGGGAATTCTGGTGAGTATAGTGATATCATACATAATATAAATGAAAAAATAGCTATATTTGAAAGAGCAGGCGGGACTATAGCGGGCACGAATATTACTGCACCTGATTTTTATAGATTAGGCACAGTGATATATAATGGCAACGAAGTAGAGGAGGTGCAACAAAACGAAATCTTATATATAAATCAATCTCCACTTACCAAGCCAGGTATAACTCGTCCTGTATATGTTAGAACTGGAGAACTAACGGTAGATCTGTACCCAACAAGTATTACTTCAGCCACTTGCAGTTATATAGCTAGACCAACAAAACCTAGTTGGGGTTATGTTGTTGTGCTTGGTAAAGCTATGTATGACCCTTCAAACACAACAAACTTCGGGTTACATCCCGCTGAAGAGGGTGAGTTGGTTTATAAAATATTAAAGTTTGCTGGCATATCTATGAAAAGAGAAGATATTGCAGGTGTAGGGCAAGGACTAGAGCAACAACAGACACAACAAGAAAAAAAATAAATAAATGGGATTATTAAACGGTCAAACCGCACAGCAGTACTACGACAACGAAAGTGGATTTGGAAACTATCAATTTACTAGTTTAACAGATATTATAAATCAATTTATCGTAATTTATGTTGGTGAAGATAAAATAATATCTAAAGTTAAAAGAACTGACGTAGCTTTCCACGCACAAAGAGCGTTGGCAGAATTATCGTTTGACACGTTCAAATCTTGTAAAGCACAAGAGATTACGGTACCCGCTTCGCTTCAGATGACGCTTCCACAAGATTATGTAAATTATACTAAAATTAGTTGGGTGGATTCTTCCGGTATAAAACATTTGTTATATCCTACAAGTAAAACTTCAAACCCATCACCACTTATATTACAAGATTCTGTTGGTAATTATACTTTGGCAGCCACTGGTACTCTAGTAGACACTGATGCTACTATAGTTTTAGATGCTGAGTATGGTAATATAAAAGTGGGTATGGTTGTGTCTGGACCCAACATAGTTTCTGGTTCTACGGTTTTAGCCACTTCTAATTCTAGTAGTATAACAACAATAGAAATTAGTAATAACGCTACATACTCAGGAACTGAAACTCTTACCTTTACAAATAGCGATGGTTCTTTAGTATTAGAAGAAGAATCTTTTTATATATTAGAAAATGTTACGTGGAGTATATCTGAAGATAAAATAACACAAGCACCAAATACAGACGTGTCTAATATAACTGTTGGTATGTTGGTTTCTCACCAAGATTTTCCAATAGGAACAACTGTAATTGATGTTAACGGAGCTGTTATAACAACTTCAAATAACGCAACAGCAGCCTCAACAGTAACAACAAACGAGGTGACTTTTATATCAACTGTTAAAAACTCAAAAACTTGGGATAGTTATAAGTCTGCAACACCATCAGAAAATCAAGACGACTATCAAGACGATACCTATTGGCCAGCGGAGGGGTCAAGATATGGATTAGATCCGCAACACGCTCAGGCTAACGGTTCTTATTACATAGATTGTAAATCAGGAAAAATCCACTTTAGCTCTAATATTAGTGGAAAAACTGTGATCTTAGATTACATAAGTGATAGTCTTGGTACAGACGGGGAAATGCAAGTTCATAAGTTTGCAGAAGAAGCTATATACAGATGGATATTACACGCCATAGCATCTAGCAGAATTCAAACACAACAAATAGTGCCTAGACTTAAAAAGGAGAAGTTCGCGGCTATAAGAACAGCTAAATTAAGATTATCTAATTTAAAACTAGAAGAATTAACTCAAATT